AAGACTGGAAGTACATAATGGTAGGCATTCCCTTTGACTCCCCAGATAAGACTTTAAAATCTTATTCTGTAGGAAATCCAATGGGTGCATATTCATCGTGGGCTTCTTTTGCTCTAGCACATCATTACGTTGTGATGTACTGTTGCTGCCTTCTTGGTAAAGATTGGTATACTTCTCAGTACGCCCTCCTCGGAGATGATATAATCTTTGGGGACGGTGAGTTGTATAGGAAGTATAGAGAGGTTATCCATTCCTTGGGAGTAGAAGTCTCTGTCGCAAAGACTCACGAGAGTAACAAACTCGGAGAATTCGCTAAGAGGTTATACTTCAAGGGGGAGGAAGTTTCTCCTTTTCCTCTTCGAGGATTGAAGGCATGCAAAGGTAAAGTTTATCCTTTAGCGGTCCTCTTCTTCCAAGAAACAAAACGAGGATACTTCTCTGGCGGTGACCACCCCCTCAGGACGCAACAGTTTCAAGAGTTTATGTGTAAGAGATCTGGAAAGTTTGAAAAGCTTTTTAGATTCTCAAACAGTAAACTCCTGGCAACTGCCTCTATTCTATGTTTCCAGTATCAGAAAAGAAATACCCCCTTCCAAGCATCTAAGCTTGTAAGTGGATTGGTCTCCCTTCTTCAAAAGAAAGGGGAACCAAGGATTTTCTTTGATAATTTCTTATCAAGAAAAATCGTTTTCTTATCGTACCAGGAACTCCTAGACGAGGGCGTTTACGCCTCTAGACCTCAATTTACCAAGGATAATATCCTTGATAGATTGCGGGATCTAGAGCGTGATCCTCCTGAGGAAGGATCGTTTGATCAACATCACATCCTCCCTTACTGAGAATTGTCAGGTGAGTTCCAACGAAAGATGGATCTCATGAGAATTATCAACTACCTTGTTGCAGAACAAGGAGGGTTGAATAGTTCCTCATCAGATTGATCTAAGTTAGATCAGCCTGATATTCTAGTGCCCAGGATATTTGTTAAGTATCTTGGTGCGCCTACCCTTGAGCATAACTTTTCTTTTACTGAACGTGAAAGAGAAATTATGGTCGCTGGTACAGTAGGTAAGAGGTTGATTAAAATCATAAAAGAGATACTTAATAGTAAACGTATCCGCCTATTTGGCGTGAGCGGTTACATTAAGGATCACTTTTGTGATGATGAAGATCAAATCTTGGGGATTGACACTATTGTCGAAGTCGATAAACTCAGGGATCAGGCGAAAGCCGAATCTGATGAATTTATTGACGACTGGCATTAGTGCCATTGGTCAGGAGGAGCGGGTCTATGACCCACTCGACCTTACCTGGGTTACCCAACCCAGGGCCGATAGAATAAAATATACCTTTAGAGTGTCTCCACTCATGAAGTATATCGAGAGACCCGACTGGATTCGTTTATGGGAGATTTCTCCCCCATCGGTCTCTCTCCTTATATAAGTCAATCCGGTCTCATCGCGAGCGAAAGAGATGTTGCTTTCACATCAACTTCTTGAGTATACTCGATGACTGGGAACCCTAACAAACGATGGAAGGCAGGTTTTTGCACCTCCTCTTGAGTATATGTTAGGGGCCGGATCCGACCTCATTTATGTTTGGATTTCTCCAAAACACTTCTAAGGGGGGTTCTCTAT